CGCTTTACACCATTATTATTGCACATTTATACATGATCTTGCGCCACGATCTGTATAATTCTTATTTGATAAGGATCATAGATATGGTATGATTCTTAGTTTTATACTAAATTTTTCCTTCTCCAGTTGTCGCCAGCAACCCAATAGAAGACAAATCCAATATATAGGTATTGGTTGACTTGTAAAGTACAAGGGAACGAACCCTTTAAAAGTTATGGTAGTAATACCTACCACAAACATGAAAGTACAACATAATGAACGACCCAGCGCATGCACCCCCAAATTTCCGATTGGAAGGTGCTCCCACAAGGAATCAGCGATTAAATTCTATCAGACATTTCTTCATAAGAAGATCCCAACAAGTTAGGAAGGTTTTGGCAAAACAAGAACCTAATTATCCTAAGGGTATTATTTCTGACAATTTATACAATCAATTGTATGATGAAGCAGATAATATAAACCCAATTGAAGAAATCGAACAACCTATTGGACCAGGAGTCGCTCCCAGGGGTTTCAATCCAGAAGTAGATAATGCTGATGATGCTATATTTAACAACTTTATAGCTGAATCATTACCTTCTAGGAAAGTTATAAATAAGTTGACTAAAAATATGAAAGTTTTAACAGCTCACGAACGCTTGTTGAACTTTCTAAGAGTCAAATATTTTATGAAACGAAGGGACATAAACACGTTGAACAATATGACCTCGGATGCTCGCGTTTGGATGCTGAAAAACAAGTATTCATGTGAATCATCCACCCATTATGATATTTTAACTTCGTCTGTAACCACTGCTTTTATGGTTACAACTCAAGAGCTCCAATTCAGAGCGCTCTTGAAAGACAATATTGTCTACGAAAATATGGTACACCTTAACGCCACATTAAATGGTGATTTGGGAAAGACTTATTTGGGGTTGAGAGGCGCCGCCGGTCATGCCGGCGAGAGTGTTGGTAGAAATCTTTTGCCTAACTTGACGATGCCAAAAAGTCCAGCCATTATCTGAAGACGCTTCGATTTGTTGACTGCACATTGTACACAAACTATACCATTGGATGTAAAGAACCTTACAATGTCAGTGCGTACCGCAAATCAAGCAGTGCATAAATTCAACTACTATGCACAATTGTTTGAAACTAATTTAACTGATCAGATACATACATACTACAACAAGTGTGCTTGCAATGAATATGACTCTTTAACTAGACGTCATTTGATACCACATATATCAAATTGCGTTAACCCAGCCTTTAATAGGTTGGAGGAAATAGTCATGAATATAGCAAGCATGTTTATAGACCAAGTAGGTTATTTATCCAAATGCAGTTCCAATTTAGTTTTCAAACATACCAAAGGTTCTTTACAAAAACGATATAGACGAGCATATAATAACATTTATAATAATAGAATCGCAGCCACTTCATGCAATGCTAATCTAAAGGCTTTTGTCAAATTTGAGAAAATGAATTTAGATAAAATTGATGAACAAAAACCTCCTCGTATTATACAATGTAGATCTTATGAGTACCTATATACTCTCAAGTCTTACATATTAGATTACAGTCTCAAACTCAAATCCGTCAAGCCCGTCTATTACAACCAACAATCCGTGGAAACAATTTTTACTAAGTTACACAACCAATATGGCATCGCCAGAGTACTTAGGGAGAATTGGGATTGTTTTTCAAATCCCGTCGCACTGTGTTTAGATCACAGCAAATTCGACGGCCATTTTTCTGACCCTCTTTTGAAATTAGAACATAAATTTTGGAATAAATTATACAATAGTAGATCATTAAAAATTTTATTAGAAAAACAAATCAATCAAAAAGGTTTTACTCAATCTGGTTTACACTACAAAGCTAAGGGTTACCGCGCATCCGGCGAATATACAACATCGGATGGTAACAGTCTTATAAACTATTCTATGTTAGTCGCATACATGGAATATTGTGGTATAAATGATTTTAGAATATCCGTCAATGGTGACGATTCAGTCATATTCATTGAACATTCTAATCTTCATCGAGTAAAATCTTTAGATTATTTCAAAAACTTTAATATGAAAACAGAACAAGACAGAATAGCATTCGATTTTCGTGATATATCTTATTGTCAAACACAACCTGTACGAGTTTTACATCAAAACGAAATAGTCTGGTATATGATAAAAGATTATAAACGAACAATATCAAGAATGCAATATGCTGAATCAAAGTACTTGCAATGCTCAGATAGATACTTATCTGGCATAGCTTTATGTGAATTAGCATGTAGTAGTGGTATACCCATTATGCAATCGTTTGCTGTCAAGTTGTATGACTTAGCAAACGCTTCTCCTCTTGCTTCGGTTGATAGAATGCCGGCTGCTATATCTGGAAATGATTGCGAAACTAAAATAATACAATCAATAACACGTGAAGATTTCCAGTATATAACAGGATTAGATGCCGCTTTTCAGATTTCATTGGAAAATGAAATTTCCGGCAAAACTAATATTAAAGTATCCCCTAAATACAAAACTTTTAATAAACAAAATGCCAACCAACATTAAAGCTAGGCTCATTAGAGAAGTCGAGCGATCGCTACAATCACGCAACAACACTACTACCGCACGTTACGAATCGCTGCCACCATATGTTAAATGCAAACTTGATCCATTCAACCATAAAGGTTCTGATGGTATACCAGATCACAATTCTAAAACCAGAGTGACTGTGGACCATCATGGATATGTTGATTTTAATATTCAAAATGGTAACATTGTTTGGAGAATCCTTCCAATGATGCCATTTCAAGCAGCATGGAACACCTTAAATGGTCAATTCACAGGAATCGTGGGAGGTCAACTTATAGATATTACTAATCCTGAATGGACTAATACCTGGACACCTTCTATCATTCCTCCTGAATATAACGGCGTAGCAATCAGAGATCCTGAAATAGGAGGCTCGATAGGTAACCCATATGGGGCAGTTACTGCTCGCATAGTGGGTATAGGTTGGAGACTGACATATACTGGTAAAGCATTAGATGCTACCGGTGTTGTTAATGTACGTAGAATTGGAACACATCTTGATTCTATCAACACTAACTCAGCACAAATCAGAAGTACTAATATAACCCGAGAGGGTGTTGCCTACACCGTTCCAGGTGATAGAGTAAAAATTGCTACTATTGATTTTCCTCCAGCCTTTTTGTTACTAACTCCTGATACTATTGTCAGAAGACCAGAAACAAACCTTAATGGTGTATTAACACAACAAATTATTGGTGAACAATGTGCTTTCTTTGAACAGCCTTTGATCCCTGTTACATCTGATAGGTACCCTGCCAGGGGTGCTATTGATGCTAACTCCGGAGCTCTATTCACTACAGCTACCAGTAATGTTACTAACTTAAACACCACGCCTGCTTTTTCAATTTTTGATCCTTCTTACGTGATGACAGAAATCTCTATGATTAATTGTATTGGTAACTACCGTTTAGAGGTTCTTACATGCATGGAATATGTTCCCGAACCAAATTCTGTTATGCAGTCTTTGGCTCGTAGACCACTACCAGAAGACAAATTCGCAATATCTTTAGCCAATAATGTCCTTAAAGATACGCCTGCTGCTGCTACTGGTTTAAATTCCAATCCTAAAGTCACCGCCGGTCATATACAATCTGCAGTTATGCAAGATCCAGCTATGATAGGCAGTGTCATTAGTAGCATGAAGCCCATGAAGCCAGCTCCACAACCTGTGAAGCCTGCACCAAAACCTCAACGACCAGTACCAGTCAAAAAGGCGGGGGGCCGGTACAAGAGAGCTTAGATGTTAAGTTCTCTGAGCCAAATAAGCCTCTCTCAATTAATCAATATAGAACTCCCGAGGGTGCAATCTTGGATTTTAAACCAATTCAGAAAACACCTTTTGTAGCCAAACTTGAAATTCCTAAAAGCATTCAGAAACCCAGTTTCCAACAAAAAGTAAACAAACCTATAACATATATAAATGAATATCATCGTAGTCGTCCCGGTAGAGGAATGGTTTCTGGTGCTGATATCGCCAAACCATTCGTCAATCTGGCTAAGAAACCCTTAGAGAAATTGTATGACACATTTGTTACTCCTGAAGTAATTGATGAAGAATACGTTTCAAAACATACTTATGATAAACAACAATTCTTTCATTTTCTTGGTATTGATGATAACTAGGACCAGTTATTGCATTGTTAAAGAAATATTACCCCACATAATATTTCGATGTGTATAGAGACTATGTAAACAACTCCTTGCTCTATTGTAACACGGTTGGGGAACCGTAGTTACATATAGACACTTGGGTGCAGATACAATAGTAAAGAGTCGAGTTGCACTAAAACAATAATCAATATTTTCTTTGTTTCTTTCCAATTTTCTTTAAGTTTAAGCCTGGAATATTAGCTAATAGCGGGG